GCAACGCTAAACGTTGATAGCTAGATAATGGAGTAGTGCTAGTTAATGTTTTGTAAATTCTTCCTGTAGTGCTTGCTGTGTTATTCAAAACAGTTGCAGCAGAAGTTGGAGATGTATAAGTGAATGTGTTTATATCTGGTACACTTAGTACTATAGAAGTCGCATTAAATCCAGTACCGATATTATTAACGGTAATAACATCATTTTGAAAGAGTCCATGACCCGATACCCTTGCAGTAACAGTATAAGAATTTGCAGGACGAGTAAAAGTAGCGGCTGGCCAATTTGTTATACCTACTCTTGCTGATGTTAATTTTACGCAATTTGTTGTAAAATCAGGAGCAGAATTACCAGTTCCAATGTTTAATACTCTTGTTCCAGAATTTCTTCCAGCAGCTGCAAAGGAAGATAGAATTCCATTCACGGTTGATTGAGATAAAATATTCGAACTAGCATTAAAAGTTGCAAAAGAACTTAATACAGGACCAATTGTTCCACCAGATAAACTATTTGTTTGAACTTGAAAGGTTACAAGTGCTGTGTTATTTCCAAGATACGGTAAGTCTCCTGATAATGCATTTATATGAGCATAAAAAGTTTGAAGATTTGTAGCACCACTTAATGAATTAATTTTGGTTAATCTATTTGAGTGAACCTGAAAATTAGTTAAAGATTTGCAATCATCTAATGAAGGAATTTCGCCTGATAGGCTGTTTGAATAAACCTGAAAATCTTTCAAGGCACTTAATCCATTTAAAGAAGGAATTGTTCCTGATAATGCATTTATAAGAGCATAAAAAGTTTGAAGATTTGTAGCACCACTTAATGAATTAATTTTGGTTAATCTATTTGAGTGAACCTGAAAATTAGTTAAAGATTTGCAATCATCTAATGAAGGAATTTCACCCGATAAGCTGTTTGTATAAACCTGAAAATCTTTCAAGGCACTTAATCCATTTAAAGAAGGAATTGTTCCTGATAATGCATTTTTAAGAGCATAAAAAGTTTGAAGATTTGTAGCACCACTTAATGAATTAATTTTGGTTAATTTATTAGAATACGCCTGAAAAGTAACCAAAGATTTACAATCATCTAATGAAGGAATTTCACCCGATAAACTATTGTCATGTACTTGAAATAAAGATAATGCACTCAATCCATTTAAAGATGGAATTTCCCCAGATAAACTATTACTAAATGCAGTAAATCTTTGAAGACTTTTAGCTCCGCTTAAAGAATTAATTTTGGTTAAACCACCTTTATTGGCAGAGTTTAATCCCTCTACTGCAAACTCTCGTAAGTTTGGATTAAAATCCAATGTCGGAATTTCTCCTGTAAATGCATTTTGTGAACCAACATATTGAATTAAATTTGGAAAAGCTGATAAACTAGGAATATTTCCAGTAAGTCTTTGTCTACTACCTCCTTGAATATTAATATCGGTTAATGCAGTCGAATATGGTGGAAGAATTGGATGTGGACCAGTTAATGCGTTTTGTTGTATGAATAATAGTCTTAAATTAGAACATGCGCTTAGGTTTACTGCGTTTGTTCCACTAAGACTTGAATTGTTTAAATATAAAACTTCTAGGTTAGTTAAATTAGACAAATCAGGAAATTGTCCTGATAATGAAATGTATTTATTATTTGTACTAGCAGCAAAGTTTATAACTCTTATATTTGGTTTATTGTTAAGTGTTTCTAAACCAGTTATAAGAGTATCTCTTGCATTAATAACTTCAAGACCTGTTAAAGAACCATAATTTGTTAGTCTTATATTGTAATCATATTGCACATCAATATTTTTAATATTGGGAATTAAACTCAAATCACAATCTCCAACAATTGGATTATAATACAAATTTAAAGTCTCTATTTTATTTCCTACAGAAAAAGTTGGAACCGCTGTTAGACCATTCCACAATAAATCTAAACTTGTTAAATTAGGAAATATAGTTGCGTTAAAATTATTTTTAAATTGATTATATCTTGCTTTTAAATCGACCAAAGAATTTAGATTTGATGTAGTATTAATTGCCGATATAGAATTGTTTGAAACATTTAAAAATACAATATTTGGTATATTATTTGCATCAAAATTTCCAGAAAGTTTATTCCCTGACAATGTAAGAACAGCTAGAGATGGGATTGAGTTTGAAGCAGTAAAAGACGTTATATCATTATCTTTACAAACAAAACTGGTTAAATTTGGAAAAGATGTAATATTTACAGAGCCACTAAGTCTCGGAGAACTTGTACCGCAGTCGATTGAGTAGATGTTGTTTGGATTAGCAGTAATAATTGATAAGCTCATAATAATTTTTAAAACCCGTTCACATTTTATTTATTGTAAAATGTGATGAACCCGGTTAAAAAACCATAAATAAAAGTATGAGTCAGCAAGTATTATTAGCAAACACACAAGCGGGCACGATACGTGGTCAAATCAATGACAATTTCGCAGAATTATACACGGCAACTGACATTCTTTCTACTAATAATAAGAATGTATATACAACTGTTAACTCCAATTCTGCTTCATGGTCGTCGCGTGCTGATACAGGTGTAAGAGCTATAACAGGTAATTGGGAGAATACATATAGCACTGTCTATGCTAATTCAGCTCAATGGGCAACAGATAGTACTTCAGATACAGGCGTGAGAGCTTTAACAGGTAATTGGCAAAATACATATAGTACCGTCTATGCTAACTCTGCTGATTGGGGTTCTTTTAATTATGTTCATTCCAATTTCTTACCACTTACAGGTGGTACATTAACTGGAAATACACGTGTTAATGCTAATTTAACTATTTTTGGTGATCTTTCCTGTACAGGTACGCAGACATTTGCCAATACTGTCTTCACAACTACAAGTGCGTTGAGCGTTGTACATTTCGGCTCAGGTCCTGCTTTATGGGTTGGAAATAACGGTTCTGGTGATATTGCATCATTTTACGATATGGACCAAAACGTGGAAATATTACACGTTGGTGGTAATAACGGTACATTCCCAAATGTTGGTGTAAAAACAAGTGAACCGAATAAAACACTCACCGTTAATGGTGAAATAAGTGCATCAGGCAATATTTGGACAAGCGGACAGATTCTTTCCAGTGGTGTTGATCTTTCAAGTATTATATCACCCGGTACTGACGTTACAACAAGCGCTATTGACTTTACATTGTCATTATCTGATGCATCTTCAATTAAACGTTTAGATACATCAACTAGTGATTTTACAGTAATTATTCCTCTTGAAACTACTGTTTCTTTTGATATTGGTACACAAATAGTTCTTGCAAATATATCAACAAACGTAGCAACTATATCAGGTGAAACAGGCGTAAACCTGATAAGTAAAGGTGACAAATTTAAATTATCATCACGCGGATCTATCGCTTCGCTATTTAAGACAGCATCGGATGAATGGGTTATCGTAGGAGATTTAACATTATAATTTTATGTTCATTGGACACATAGGTATCATAGCATCAAGTCAAAGTCAAGAATCGATACCGTATGTTCTTTGGGATTTCACAAGTACACCTAGTGGTACTCTAAATGATGTTAATTTGGGATTTTTATCGCCTGCTGATAATGTTCAAATTGACTGGGGTGATGGGAGTACTCCAGAAGATATTACCTCAGGTGTAAACTATAACCACACATTTGCATAAAAAATATTAAAATATGGCATCCGTACCTTCAATAAAACAAGCTACTTCACGTATACAGCAATACCTTGGTAAGACAACTAGGCCTGCGTCATATAATACTTTAGAAAATTACTACAAAAGAACAACACCGCAAGCAGCGCTATCTTTCTCTCAACCGGTTACACCGCCTTGGTTGTATTTATTTGCAGATAATATATGGGATGATGCTGTTACTTGGGATGATGGTCTCTTGTTTAGCGATCTTTAATCAACCTAACTTTATTTTTCAATAAACTCTTCGTAATTTCTACCAAGAGTTTTAAGGTAATGAGCAAAATCATCCATTTCGTCAACTTTATTATTTGTATTATAAATGTAATCGAAAAGATATTCTTCTCCCTCTTCAGTTAATTTTAGTCCTGTAGACAATCTTTGAAAGTAATCTTCTTGAACGTCTTGAAGTTTTTTGAAGAACTCTTTAACTTCATAGATTGCGTCTTCTGGATGTTTTCCTTCTGGTGTGTATGGTGCTGTAAAGTCGCTCATGGTTCTATTGTATAAGTTGTTTTTATTTTTACAAGCTCGAATTCTAAAAAATTTTCATTACCATAATTCGTCACACCATTAAAAACACTTATTCTTAAAAAAGTTTCTAAATTTCTTTTTACTTTTAAAATAGTACACTCTTTAAAATCTACCAGTTTCATGATTACTATAGTCATTTCTAAATCATCATTTACAAAGTCAACCCACATTTTTGTAGGTTTATGGCGAACAGCATATTGATATTCGTAGAAAGTTTCTTTTTCTTTGACTGTTATACTATTCATAATGCTTCAATTCTATTTTACCATTATCATCAATCATAGCATAGCTAATCGGTAAATCACACTGAGAGCCTAAATTAACACATTCTACTCCACCTATATAATATTGTTTAGGAACATGAGTATGACCAAAACAAACAGCATCATACTGGTTATTATAGCAATATTGAGCAATCCTAACCGTAAGATCATGTGCTGCTCCGTGCCATGTTTTAATTTTGGTTTTAAGTTTTCTTGTAAGCTTTTGCTTCTTGTCAATTTTTTGCAGAATATAATATATACCAGAAGCTAGTTCAGTTAAGAAAGGCTTTGATGTAATAAAAAAATCAAACTTATCTCCATGAGTAAATAAAATTCTTTTCTTACCAATCAATTCATTATATTCATCTACGAATTCAAACCCAAGAAGTGCCGAAATAGTTTCTAGGTCTTTATCATGATTTCCTTTAATAAAAATACATTTTTTATCTTTAGAAACTTTTCTTAGTGTAGACAATATTTTCCATTGCTTTTTACAAAGTCTATGAATGTTATAGCTGTCTAGCAAGTCACCACAAATTACTAAAGTATTGTAATTTTCTCTTTCAAGAATTTCCAAAGTTAAATCAGCTTGGCAAATTGGGCTGCCTAAATGAATATCAGATAGTGCTAAAATCATATATTCCAGGTTGTTGTACTAACAGTATCACCGCACTGATCGCACGACTCTGGATCATGCTCCCAATCATCCGGCTGAAACAATTTAACTACATCTTCAAGAAGAGTAGTTTGTTCTTTAATGCCTTGTTTAATTTTTACAAAAAGATAGCTCAACATTTCATCGTATTCTTGTTCAGAGAGTTCAGAAAATTGCTTATCGTTTATTGTAAAATTAAATGCAGTACACCCTGTTGTTTCTATAAATTTGTATTTAGTATTTTCCATGTATTTCAATAAGTTCGTTTTCTACGATTTGTTCTAACTCTTGCATATCTAGTTCGCTTTGTGAATTAATATAATAACTAAAAACAAAAGCTGATAGTACCAACAGGAGAATAATTAAAAAGAATAAAATTTTTTCAAGAATTGGCGTTATAGTCTTCATATATTTTAATAGCATCTACAGTTTCATTATATAAACTCTCTCCAACCACGACAATTGATTTATCTTGAGCTACTGCATTTAGATGTAGAACTACACTATAGAGCTTTCTTGCAATCTCTTCTAGTTTTTGGTTTAAGATACCAACAGGCTCACAACAATAACAGCTTCCCTGAAATCCTTCTATAAAGTTTTCTTTTTGTTTTTCTAAAAGAAATCTGCCGTATCTTTTAATCGCTTCGTTTGTATAGTAATCTAATTTTTCTAAACATCCATCAGCAGATAATCCACTTTCGTAAAAAGCGGCTTCTTCAAGTTGTTCCAAGTTCTTCGTTGTCGTCATTTTTTTCTCCTTTTGCATCCTTTTCTTTCCAATATTCCTCAGTGCCTGGATTACACGCTTTATATCCTAGCTTTCTTGCTTCTTCGTAACAGAGAGTTTTATACCAACCCCCTTTATGACAAAGCTCACCATGCTTTCCAGAAACTTCACAGACTTGTGCGGATAATCTTTCTGTATTTTCAATGATGTCATCAATAATATTCCAATCTTCTCTTTTACCGCCTTCTCCAGTAAAATAGAATGAAAGGGTCCCGTATTTTTCCTTCATCTGCGTAGCAATAACTTGTACAGTTTCTTCTTCTTTAGAAGATAAATCACAAAAATATTGCAACTTATGCAAGCATCTGTCTATCAAATCTTTCCAACCATCATCAAACTCCATTCCCCATGCCATACAAGTTTGCATTGGATCACCCTTATAATCACGAAGAATCTTTGGGTATTTCTTTACAAGTTCAAGTTCAAGTTCTTTATCCATATAACTAATAGTAATATATTTTATAAGAATATCAATATTATTCTTCCCAACACCAATTCTCATTATCCCAATGTCGAGAATCATAAATTATCAACCCTGCGTCAAATCCCAAAAAAGTTAAATTTATATTCAAACCACCATGATCTCTGGCAATAGGACAAAAATCTAATTGAAATTGAAAAATATTATCTCCCGAATAAAATATTTCGAATTCTACATTTTTATATTTGGAAAGTTGTCTATAAAATGAAAAATATTTTTTAAACTCTTTTCTTGGTTTGCAAAAGTTTCTTATTGTAAAATTAAAATACATATTATCTGTGAATTAAAAATGCTTTGGTTTTAAGCAAATCATCTTCTTTACAGTTATCATATTCTCCATAATACCACGCTCTTTTAAATGGACCGCAAACATCAAAGTGTTTTGTTCCTACCGGTATCGCATAACCATCTTCATACCCATCCACTAGCACAATAGTATCTGGATCTAATTTTTGTAATTGTTCAATGAGTTCTTTAGCTTTCATAGTTTTGATTTATAAGTTTTGTCCATTGTTCTTTTGTTATTATTTTACTATCTAAAATGCAAAATACAAATGAAGAATTTTCTTGGAAATTTCTTTTGATCATTTCCGCTTGTTCTTTTCTTGTTTCTACTTTTCTAATATCATGTACCACTTCTAGGATATGATCAATATATTTTTTTGATTTTTCACCTGCTTCACAAATTTTTTCCAATTCTTTTTTTAACTGAACTGCAATCTCAAAATCAAATTCAGTTTCAATTGTTTTATAAAAATTATCATAAGAAGGCATTTCTTTTTCTATATAAAAATCAATAAGGTTCTTGGTAGAACTAAGTTGCGATTTAACTCTATGGATAAAGCAGTACCAATCCGTCTTGAGCTTGATTCTATTTTGTCCGTTGTTGTAGGAAATTACAATACCTTCCTCCCCTTTCCAGTTTTTGATATGTTGGTATACTTTAGATAAGTCAGATAAAACACTAAATGTATACACTCTAGGAACAGATATTGGACCAATTTTCCTCCATATCTCTAATAGGTCAGATGACGATACAACACGCATGTCGTCTTTGTTGATCGCCCCTAAAAGATAAAATTCTACTTCTGTCGGTCTAATGACAATTACATTATTAGGTGTAACGATTTCAAATAACAAACTTAAATGAGAGTTTTCTTTTAAGAACTCAATAACTTTTGGATGCTTTTGAAGAAGCAATTCAAAGTCTTTTGCGTTCTCTTGAGTAACATACGAAACAGTACCTCTAGTTCTCATAGAGAATTGACCGTTTACATAATCAGCAATTAAAAGCGAACCATCTTTTTTCTCCTCACACTTCCAATCGTTATATTGCTCTGGATTTGGATAGCAATCCGGTTTTTCTCCATAGTTAAAAAATTTGGGCCAACCTGAAGACAATACATTTCCCTCTCTATCAACAATTAAAGATCTATAAAAAAGATTATTTTTATTCCATTTTGCATTTATTTCAGGTGTTATCAACCAACAATATAATCCACAGAATTCATCTGGAGTAATATTAAAATATCCTTCTTCTATAGGAAGACTAACTTTCATTATCTAATAATATACTATTTTTGGGCAAACATCAACCAAAAATAAAAAAATGACACTAAAAAGAATGTTATTCCAGCTAAGATGGTTTTTGTACTAGATTTCATTGTTTCTATATTCCCTCCATTTAGTTCTATGTTTTATAATCCAATCGATTAAAGCAGAACTGTAACCAATATCATAACCTCTCTTTTCACTTTCAAGCCATTTATGCTTTAAGATCTCTTCACGCTCCTCCATAAATTCTTTATATAGAGAGGAATTGTAGAAGAAACATTCTGTACCTGTAAGCGCCTTTGTCATTATAGTATTTATTCTTTTCAGATTAAACATAAGTATTTCCCCAAATTTCGTTAATACCCAACAATTTATGTTTACAACCATTAATTTCCTCTGTCCAAGAACTGTGGAAATGACCATATAGATGAAGGTATGGTTTACAAAGTTTGCAAATCTCATCCATTACCGCTCTTTCATCTGTAAGATCCTCAATTAGATAAGCATCTTCTGCAGCCCACCCATAAACCATTTCATTAAACTGCTGCGGAAAGCACCAAGATGGAGCAGTATGCGTTACAAGAATATCTACTTCTTTACATTTGTCTTTTTGAAAATCAATAACCTCTTTCTCCCAATAAGATCTCCCTTCAGTCCTAGATGTTCTGTCTAACGAAATAGCTCCGCCGATAAATTGAATTGTTTTTCCGTCATATTCAGCTACAGTATAATCTTCTAACAATTCAAAATTGTCTAATGCTATTCTATTAGTTCCTTGAAAATAATCAGGATCATCGTGATTTCCCCGAATTGACATGAACACAATATTTCTTTCTTTAAATTCATAACTCAAATAGTTCGCGTTTTTTATTTGAGTTGCACTGTCAGTAAATCCAATTCCAGAATCACCAACGCTAATAAGATAACAATTGTTTATCTCTTTATCGTCTATAAGGTCGAGAAGATACGGCCACTCCCCGTGGTGATCTCCAACGAACAATAAAGGTTTATTTTTATTTAATGTTTTCATATTACCATCCATCTTCTTCGTTTTCTTTTTGAGATTGTTTCTCTTCTTCTATTTTTTCTTTTAAGATATCCTGTAAAACGGTCAATGCTTTTTCATAAGAATCGCATTCTTCTTCGACCCTTTCAAGAATATAACCGTGATGTTGAACTGTATAGATAGGAGGATGTCCATAACTCCATTTAGTTTCTATGTACCAATGGCAATCACGATCTTTATGATGATCTTTTCCTATCAAAAAATACCATTCTTCTGTTAAATTTGTAATCTCTTCTATAATATTTTCCATAATTAATTTGTTTTATAAGGTTCTGTAATTACAACATAGTAAGTTCCAGCAACTTCTTGAACTTTAGAACTAGAACCTTTTGGTAATGTATTCTTAAATGCTTTATCTACTAGCTCCCAAACTAAAGTAAAGTTTTTACTTTTCATTGCTTTATCCACTCGATCTTGATATCTTTGCGGAATTCTAAATTCTTTTTGAGGTTTCCAATAAGCGAATTCTGACAACATACGAGAGGGTTCTATAATTTTTGGCATAGGAACTTCGGAACTTTGAAATGCTCCGTTTCCCGAAACATCGCAAATTTGCCTATACCCATCATTTCGTTGATAATGTAAATACTGGTCAATGGTCTTTTTAATTTCCCATGCAACTGTTCCATCTTTCATTTTTTCGCAACCAATACCATAATAACAATTGCGATTTTCCATTAGTTCTTCTTCTTTATGGAAAACAATAGTTCTTACCATGCTTTCAAGAACCTCTCCATCTTGATATGTTAGATCTTTATCCCAAAATGCTGTATCCATTGCCATTTTGATTTGACCGGAACGAAGACGAGAATATACTTCTAATGCCGTTGCGAGAGTACCAAGATGCTTTTCATCAAACTCTATAGATATTTTTTTAGATTGTTCTTTTTTCTTTTTCATATATTTGAGTGATTATAGAAAGATAATACCTAATATTATGAAAAATGCAATGACAAAAGTACATGCAAATTCTTTCGGATAAAACACATATATACCCGTTAAAAATTCTGTAATTGTATTAATGTATTTCATATTTTTTACATAAATTTTAATTTTTGACCAACTGATAATTTGTTAATGTCAGTGATATTATTAAGTCGTTGTAATTTAATAGGATCGAGTTTAAACTTTTTAACAATACTATAGAATGTATCACCATGCATAACTGTATATTCTTTTGTTAGTGTTGTATCTTTTCTTACAGGTTGTTCTTTCGCATGCGGCCAACTATTTACATCATTTGTTTGTGAAGGTACAGGTGTAGCAACAGGTACAGGCATAGGAGTTGCTTCAGGTATACCTACATATTGTGGCACCGGTTCTTGAAGAGCTTTCTTATCTTCTTCAAGCTGTTTTTTACTTTCTTTACCTTTAGCATTAATTACTGGTGAAGCTGCAAAACCTATACCTACGAGCATATGGATTGCAAATACAACCCAAAAAGCAGCTTTAAAGCTAATTGATGTAGGTTTAAGTTCTTCCGGGACTTCAGGTGATTTACGTTTATACAATCTCATATCAGTTAGTATAATAGGCTGCTTGCATCTTTCTGTAAATTTTTCTCGTAATTTCCTTTCCGAGATCTGTAACACTGGGTTCATCTTCGACGAGATATACTGGTCGACCTGCTACTATAGGTCGCACATCATATGTAGGTTTATACAAGGGTTGTGCAGCCATTACTGGTCTATACTCACCGACACTATAATAGTTTATGGTGTGCTTTACTTTACTGCCTGTAGTGCAGCCTGTTAATGAAAGCAACGCTATTGCAGTTGCTGTATTTATTACTTTCATAATATTGAAGAATAATGGAATTTTTTATTAGATGCAAGTTTTTTTTTATGATATTTCTCTCGCACGTTTTATACACCATACAGGATCGTATGCGTCAGCCCATTCTACAATTAAAGTTGATCTACCGTCTTGTCTCTCATATGCCTCTTTATATGAAGGAAAAATCATTTCTGTACTATCAAGTCTCACGACATTAATATTAGGACACATTAGCCGAAAAACATCTGTAAAATCGCCGATGTGCTGTGGTCCAGGGTAAAGAGGGTTAATTGAACCGATAGATGTTCTGATAATTATTTTTGGTAAATTACAATTATCAGGCAACATTAATTTTAATTTATCAAGGTGACTCACAATCTGGTTTGTACCAAGCAAAAGAAAATTCCATCTTGGAAAAATGCTAATAGGTACTGATCCATTCATAGCTATACCAATCGCCATTCCCATTTGCATATCTTCACATACTGGCATCTCATACAATTTTTCCTTTGGTAAATGCTTAACAGTATTAGATAATGCCGTGCCCGGGTATTCAACAGTTTGGCCGATGAACATTGTATCATTTTGTTCACTTAGCCATGTCATAGAACGGCAAATTTCATTAAAATAGTCTTTCATATTAATTAAAATTCTATCCGCTCACCCATACCGCTATGCGGATATTTGGATTTATAAGTAAAGTAAATAATTTTATTTTTCTCTACTAATTCTTCTTGTTCATGAGTAAGTCTCGGCATATTCCATGTTTTGCGTGTATCGGTGCATACTGAACGATAATTATCTTCTATAACAAATGTTATAGGCAGATCTTGTGCTAATGAATATTTCCAATTTTCATGAAAGCAACCCGTCTCAGATGTCATCTCACCCACAAAACACCAGACATGACCAGGTGTTTGTTTACGCTTTAAATCAAAAGCTACACCTGTTGCAATAGGTATTGAACCGCCGACAATAGCTGAGGAAAATATACGGTATTCAGGAAAACATAATGAAATTGATTTACAATTTAAAATATCCTGCTTAACTTGCTCTTGCGGTACACCTTTAAGTAAGCATTTATAATGGCTTCTCCATGTACAAAAAATCCAATCCTGATCTTTTACACGATCAAAAATTTTAATGAGAGGTATTTCATTACCATTATCTAAATGAATTACAGCTCGAATAGATTTTTGCCGAAAACATTCTCCTATATCTGTCTCAAATGCTTCCAGCTCTTCCGGTGTATATTTTTTCATTTAGAATCCCATTTTTGAGGTATTAAAATCAGCTGAAGAGGGTTTGAGGTCTAGTAAATTGCGTATGCGTTTTACAGATTTATCAAAAGGATTGCCAAGACATTTTACAGAAATAACAAGCTCTGTCATTGCTGCAAATGTAAAACTATCTGTTGCATCAACCCATTTTTTTGCTTCACTCTCTGATACTTTTAATTTTTGTACAAAATAATAAAGTCTCATGTCGGGTTCAGGATATGT